TCGGCCTTCTTGGGGCCTACCTTCCAGCACCCAGCTACCCCATCTGTGGAGTCTCCGGTGAGCCATTGGCGGTAGAAGTTAAAGTCGGCTGTCTGCTCAGGGGTATAGATCAGCCCCTCGTCGGGCTTGTTGGGGTTGAATGACCAGCCCGGAACGCTTAGTAGATCCTTGTCCACGGTCACGCAGACATGGGTTCCCATGGCCTTGTTGATACCCATCAGGTCGTCTGCCTCTAGGGCATCGGCCTCGACGCATGGGTAGTTATCACGCAGGAACTGGATCGCGTCACCTAGGTAGGTTGGCGTTACCTTTCCCTCTCGGTTGCTCTTATATTCCGGTAGCCAGTACCGGCGGAAGTTGTACTCGCGTCGGCAGGACAGGGCGATGACCGAGCTTGTGCACCCCGCAGGAGTCCACTCTAAGACATCGTGCTGTAGTCGGGCATCCAGATCCTCTGGCCCCATAGACTCAGCCCAGAAGGCTGCCTTGTAGGCGATGATGTCTCCGTCTAGGATTGCTAATGTTGGTTGGTTCATTCTTCTTCCTCCTCCTCATCGTCATCCTCTTCGGACAACTCTCGTAGTGTTGTTGTGTCAATATCCAATTCGTTCTGATCCTCAAACAATCCCTGTAGTAGGAAGTATAGATCAGTCATATCGTTTGCGGACTCATCTCCCTTAATGCCAAGGCAAGCAGCACAGTCACACCCAGACAATGACACGGCGTCAATCTCGAGCCATGTCTGACAGCGGAACTTGATCTTCTCCTTGAAGATAGCTTCGGATACACCGTTACGTACAATCCAACCAGTTAGTTTTGTATACGCTGGGTCACCGGCTTCCTTCTTGTTTGCCATATCTTCTGACTCATGCTTGCGCCATTCGCCGGTGTTGTCCTCAAGGATACGTTTATCCTTGGCAATGAACACGGTGATAGCGCCGATCTTCTTAGCTGCGTCTAGTTCATTAAGGTATCGACAATCATCTACGATGACAACAGTCTCAGAGAACAGTCGGTCACTGTATAGCAGGGCCTTCTCTGCTGCCTCTAGTTCTTTCCACGACTCGATGAACTTATCAACCCAGTAGTCTGGTTCATCTGCACGGCGACCGCCTCCTTCGTTCTGACAGAAGGCACGGTACTCAGTGGGGTTGGCTTCCTTGGTGAGGCCGGCAGCTAGGGCTGCATCCTTGATTGCTTTAGCGAATGGTAGGATGACTGGGTTTAAGCCAGCCTCTCGGGCAACATCGGCAATTACGTTAGCCGCTGTAGTCTTACCAACCCGAGCCTGTCCTGCGAGGATGATCGTGATCATAGGTATCTTTCTAGTAGGTCGTGTGGGTGCCAGCATTCCTCTAGGTCAAAGAGGTGGCAGACGTAGGTGGTACACTGTCGTGGTCTGGTACATCCAAACCACCGGGTGACAAATGTCCACATCAAACAATCTAATACGGTAGTATCTGTGTATAGCTTGGCGTGGTTAACAACCTGAGCTAGGTCCAGCTTTCGTTTACCGATTGGTATCTTGTGTAGTAACTTGGCACCCATCTTCTCGAGTGCAGCGGAGCTAGCTATGGTTGCATCACCGTTTGAGATGGTGATGGTTAGCTCATAGTTAACTGCCGGTACCTCAATGATGGGTCCGACGTGGGTGACATGGGATACGCTTAGTAGCTTGGCCCACCACCCACCTTGTTGGCCGAGGTCGTAGAACCCAAGCCAACACTCGTACTCAGTGGGTGTCGCCCCAAGAGCTGCCGATCTTGAACTCTGCGTCGATTCTAATCTTGACTCCAAGGCGTTCTCCTGCTTCTGTCGCGGCTGCGACGATGATCTTTCCTGCTTCATCAGCGATGTCCTTGGGACATGAGAACTGTAGTTCGTCATGGACGTAGGCCATCTGTCGTACCTTGGAACCGAACCGCTTCCGGAGATTCCGGTTGGCTACGATCATCCAGTACTTACTGAGCACTGCTCCGCTACCCTGTAGCAGGGTATTGAGAGCAGCGTGTTGAGAGCGGATCGGCACACGCCGGCCGTCTAGTAATGCAATGTGCTTGTCCTTCGAGTAGAAGAACTCAACCTCTTTCTTAACCATGTTGAGTGCGGGCAACTCCCTGAGGAATGTTTCCTTCAGTGCTTTACCCTGTCGTGCTGAACCCTTGACGATGCTGCCAACCTTCTCGTCGCCGGCTCCGTAGAGGAAGCCGTAGATGAATGTCTTTGCGTCGTTGCGGGTCGGTAGTCCAGCCTTGATTTGATTGTGAGTGTGGATGTCTCCGTTGAGGATAACCTCGCCGTAGGCACCGTTGTCGTACTTGCTCATGTAGTGAGCCAGCATTCTCAGTTCTAGTCCGCTAAGGTCAGCGCCAAGAACTACCTCACTGTTGTCCAATGCTGTCCAGAGATCACGTGCCCTGTGGTCCTTTGCAACCTGAGCCATGTTGGGCTGAGAGTGTGTGCATCGTCCGGTGGCTGCACCCTGTCCGTTGATCGAGCCGTGGATGCGGCCGTCTCGGGAGTGGGTGGCTCGTACTCGCCAGTCTTCTACCTGTCCCAGTAGCTTAACGACATCGAAGTACTCGATGAGCTTCTTTGCCTCGGGGTAGTCTAGTCCCTCGAGACACTCGGCATCGACGTTGGGGTTACCCCTGTCTGTCTCCGGTGCTTTCCATCCGTACTTGGTGTATAGCCGTTTAGCGATCTGTTGACGTGAGCCGGGGTTGAATACCTCGACATCGTCCTTTAGTCTCTTACCTGTTTTCTCTGACCACCGCTCGCTTACGAGTGGCGGGAAGATACTGTGCATCTGATCTTCGATGTCTGCCTTCGTAGACAACAGCTCGATGGCCAGCTTCTCAGCTGCATCTAGGTTGAATCCGAATCCATTGGCGATCTGATCCATGAGTACTGTGGAGGATGTATGCTCGAGGCTTACTACCTTCTCGTACTGCTTGGCTTTGATCCATGCTATCTGCTTGTTGTAGATGGCGTGTGCCACGTGCACATCCTGTACGCAGTACTTCAGCATCTCATCAGAGAACACTTCCCATCCTCCCTCATAGTCTGCCTTCGGTACACCGAGGTGTTTGCCCCAGCACTCGAGTGAGTTACCACCAAGCGGGTGATCCCGTAGGTCGGGGTACATTAGCTTGCTGACAACGAGCGAGTCGTGGTACGCTAGGGCCGGCTTGCAACCAGCGAGACGCAACAGGCATGGCATGTCGAAGCCAAGGATGTTGTGTCCGATCAGCAGGGTAGCTGAGTTGATGTACTCTCTCATCCCTCTGAAGTCTCCTGTCCATTCACGCACCTCACCACTGTCGATGTCCTTAGTAACAACGCAGTGGATCTGGGTGCACTCCTTGACTGGTCGGCCCTTGCTGTCAAGGGTCAGCTCCATCAGGGAGTTCGCTTCGATGTCTAGTACTAGCTTCATGTGGTCTCCTATACTTCAATCCAATCGAATCCTGTGTCCTTTGGGTCGAAGTTGCCTTCGTCGTTTTGTCGGTAGGTAATGTTAAAGCCTGTTGACCTTAGGTCTTTGATGTCAACCTCATTCAGAGCAAGGGCCCTGAACTGGTTATCCGATAGTGTGTGGATGAGGGCGGTGGACATTGGTCCCCACGATCCATCCTCTAGTACAACGATGCGTACCATTATGGTGTCTCCTCTCCATAGCAATCCCACTCTCGACGCTCGGCTTCAGCACGAGCTCGTCGATACATGTCATCAACTGATAGGCAGTTACCTGCGGGTTCGCTCTCGCACCACATCCGCCGCGCCTCGTCGCGCTCCTCGAGCAACTGCTTATTTAACAAGCCAACTGGTTCACAGGCATAACAACAACCCTCGAAGCCTACTAAGAGTTCCTCAATCTTGTCAGCGGCCTGTGCTGTTAGCGCAGCTGTAAGCATGTTCCGATTGAGTTCGGCATTAGCGGAATGCTCACGCAGTTCCTGTACTAGTGTGCGTTTAGTCACGGTAATTTGTCCTCCACTGTTCTTGTTGAAAGGTTACCTCATTGAGGATATGTGCCAACTCTTCTCGCATGTCTCGCTCTGCTAGCATCTTGTCTGCAAGCTTAGCACACTCTGGGATGGTACGCTGTACTGCGCTGTCACGGGTGGTGCCGGGGTGTAGGCTCATCGAGACTACGCTTCCGAAGTACACATCCCAAGCCAGCTTTCGTGCGGGGTCATTATTGAATCGGTGCAAAGACTGTATCTCCTTCGTCGTTAATCGCAACGTCGATCTCCTCTAGCCGTCCGGTTAGACGGTCATAGAACAGCGCAGTTGCAATGCCAGCGCGGCCAGTGAGTCGGTTCTTCAAGACACGAACGACGGTGGTGTTAGCCATCCGCTCGTCTGTGTTCTGTCGATCCCGCTCTAGTGCGATGACGGTGTTAGGTACCGAGGATAGTGCACCAGAACCACGCAGGTCCTGTAGTGTGATGCGGTCACCCTCTTCGTATGCCTTGTCTGTCTTCTTAAGCTGAGACACGATGTCGATGTGCACACCGGTTCGGACGGAGATAGATCGTAGTTCCTTCATCAACGTGTCGATGATGAGTCGCTCCGAGCCACCGCCTTCGATGTCCTTGTTGGCAATACCCATGAGTCCAGCTGCTGCTGCGGTGATGTGATCGAGGATGATGACGTCCACCTGTAGGGAGGTAGCCATGTACTCGACGCGAGCCAGTAGGTTTGCCATTGCGTTGTTGCCGAGGTGGTCATATACATACAACCGGGTCTTGGACAACTTGGCCTTGGCCTCGAGGTACTCGTCCTGATCGAAGGAACCAATGAAGTCAACGGAGATAGGCGGCTTGCCCATCTGTTCCCGTAGTTCATTCATCATCGAAGCTGCCCGCATTGCACGGACTGGCTTGTTGATGAGTAGTGAGACGAGGTCGTCCATCGTCTCCTGTGGTGATTCCTCGAGCATGATGGCGCCAACACTACGACCCTCGTCGAGGTGATGCATCATCAGCTCCCTGAGGATAGTAGACTTGCCAGACCCAGTGCCTGATGCCCACAGAGAGATCTCGCCGGAGCGTTGTCCGATGAGGAACTCTGAGAGCTTGTCGAATGGGAAGGGGTAGACACGGGGCTTAATGCTATCAGACTCATCAACGATGGCGCTGATGTGAAGGATCTCATCTGGGCTGTATGCCTGTGCTTCCCACAGTGCAGAGATAACTTGCTTGCTCATGCCGGAAACCAAGCACTCGTTGGCATCCTTGAGGGGGAGCTTAACGATCTTGGCCTTGCCGGGTGGCAGGAAGGAGCAGACTTCCTTGGCCGCAGTCTGTCCTGCGTCGTCCATGTCGAAGCAGATAACTACCTCGGCATAGCTGTTGACGAACTCGAGGTTGTCCTTGATGGCCTTTACCGCTGAGGCTACCCCGTTAGGGATGGACACAGCCGGCCATGTACCACCGAGAAGCTGAGCTACCGTCATGCAGTCGATCTCACCCTCGGTGATGATGAGTCGCTTGCCACCGTTGCGCCACAGGTGTTGACCCCATAGCTGTAGGTTCTTGGCGCTGCCCTTCCAGACGAACTGCTTGTTGGGGCCACGGATATGCTGGCCGGACAGGGTGCCATCCTGCCCCTGATAGTTAGCGATCTGGATCTCCTTGTCATTGATGATAGCTACTTGGTAGTCGTACTTGCGGACGATCTCTTCGGTAATGCGTCGTTGATCGAGGGCCTCGAAGGACCCACGGATGGGCTTGAACTCTGTCGTTGTTAGCTGTGGCTCAGTCACTCGCGTTCCTCCTCCTGTGTGGTATTGGCATTTGAAACAGTAACCATGCCCGTCAGAGTAGACGGCTAGGTTATCTCCTGCTCGGTCACTACCTGTAGCAGCGCACTTGGGGCAGCGATCACGGTTGACCACTACCGATTCGGTATCAGACATACTTGAGTAGCTCCCCTCGTTCGTTGGTATAGTAGATGTGTTTGAAGGCGTCGATCACCCAAGGCAAGCAGTACTTGCATGGCTTGGACATACCGACGGTTCCGTTGCTGCTGACCCTGATGTTGTAAAGGGTAAGGTCAGAGCGGTCTGCCTTGCGGACTCGACGGTATGCGTCGAACTCCGAGTGGATGGTTGGGTACGGATATCCTAGGCTGTGAAGCTTGGGGTGTGTCTTTCCACGGTTCTCTGCCCCCATTGCTATCACCTTGTTCTTCTTGGTGATGAAGCTGAAGTGTGTTCGGCAAGGCGGGCGAAGTCCGGTGATGTACGCAACCATTTCAATAGGTGTCATTAGTCCCCCACAAGTTTATCAACGTATGTCTTGGTGTCAAAGTTGGACAGTGCTCGCCAACACAAAGGGAATTGGTTACGAGCGATGTTAGAGATGGCGTGAGCGTACTGTTGTACCTCGCGCTGTGAGTGGGGATCGGCCCTGAGATTGAACAGACGTGACCAAGCATACAGTGAGCCTGTCCACATCCACTCTGTGATCATACACTGAGGGAGGACAGCCCGTGCCTGTTCAGCACAGACCTTATCCTCAATCATGTTGTTGTATAGAACAAGAGCGTCGGTGCACAGCTTGTAAGCATCAACAAGATATCTGTTGGAGTGTTGGTTAGCAACATCCGTTGATCCTTGCTTGACGCTGTCGGCCTTCTCTCGGAAGTAGTCGGGTAGCCACACCTCTGGCGTGGTGCTGACATAGCGTCTGCTTACCTCGTTCCAAGCGAAGCCGATCTGATGCTTCTGAAGCTGACGTGCAATGAAGATGGGTGCCTTCATCCTTAGCTGAAGCTGAACGTGAGCGAACGGTGACCAGTGGTTGTGCTTGGCCAAGTAGTTGATCAGTCGTTCGTTCCCTGTCGGAGAGAACATGACCGCTGTCTTATCCATAGAGACTCGGGCTGCGTCACACACTGTGTCGTCCGTACCCATATGAGTGGAGTACTGAACAAACGATTCATCGAATCCATAATAGAACTTCATGTTACCTCCAGTAAGAAGGGGAGCTAGGTTTCCCTAGCTCCCCCGTTGCGGTTGTTGATTAGATTTCAATGTAAAGGCGGTCGATTGCACTCTTGAGTGCCATTAGGGAGTAAACTCCCATGTCGTGTCGCTTGCCGTTCTTGTCGGTGTACATCAGGTTTACATCGTCGTGCTCATCAGAGTTGACGATCATATCAAGGTTGGTCCATTCTTCTTTATCCTCACCCGGCCACGATACTAGCGATACTTTGGTTACGATTGACGTTGCTGGGTCTGTCTCAAAGATGTCATTCATCATCGGTAAATTCCTCTACTTGTAGGGTGAAGTATCCTGCTCCGTCGCTCCAACGCTTGGAAGCAGAGATGTTCACAATGAGGTGGTCATCTGTCCACACCTTTTCGTTGCACACATCAAGGATCGCCTTGATGTAGTTATCTACGTCTGGCTTTGGGTAGTCCAGCTTACTGCTCTTCGGTCGTTCGGGGTAGATGCCAACGGTTACGATCATGGGAACGTCCATTGGAGTCCACCCCGCTAGTGCCTCGGCCAGTAGTGGCTTTACGTTTTCACGGAAAGCCACATACGGGCCAGTATAGTAGGACCCCCACTTAGATACTCGAGGCCGTGAGGCCGGAGTAGGTTGGATGGGGAAGGTGAAGAACATTAGAAGGGGAGATCCTCGTCGACAACAGTCGGCGCGGTGCTGCTAGTCTTCGGCATATCGCGGGCCGGTGCATCGACGCGGTTACCAACGTAACCACCATCGACCTCACCGAAGCCGTTGACCTTAGCCTCAGACACTGAGTTCTTCTCGACGATCTGAACGCCGTTGAGGAAGAACGATACGGACTTGGTTGCGCCCTTGGTCACAAGGATTGGGGCGACACGGAGACGAACAATGTCGCCCTTCCACGGAACAACGTCCGTGAAGTTAGCTGATGCGTCCTGACAGGGGAACTGGGTGACACCCTTCTTGGCGTACAGTGAAGTCTTGAACTTCATGGATCGGACGCCATCCTTCTCGTAGATGCCGTTGATCTTCTTCACCCCGAGTGCCTTGGCCTCTACGTTAAGCATGGCCTCGAGCTCCGGGGTCAGGTCGACGGTGATGTTATGTACACCCTCGGCGTTGAACATAGTGTCGAGCTTGCTTAGATTGGACCACAGTGTGGTGAGCTTGCCGGTGACAATAGACTTAGCCATTGGATGATTCCTCCTGAGTTGATGGTTCTGAATTGAGGTTCTCAAGGTTGAGCTGAATGAAAGCACGGCACTGAACAAGGGTAGTGTTGGCGGCATTGAGTGCCTCCTGTAGCTGAGTGAGGACGCTGATGACCTCGTCTGCCTTTACGATCTTGATCTGTGGGGTAGTGGTCTCTGGCTGCGTGTCGATGTTTTCCATTTGTTTCCTTCTAGTGACTGCACTTTGTTTAGCCTAGGGTACGTGCTTGCCTTAGGCTGCTGCCCTCATGCACAATGCATGGAGTGTAGCATTTACTTAGTTGACTTCCACTTGAGTGCTGTTCGTGACAGCATGTATGAACCAGCTAGTACTGATGCACAGATGATGATTGTGTTTTGGTTTGCTCCGTCCTTAACGGTAAGCATCCCAACAATGGGGGCAACAGCTGCCCAGAATTCGGTCGTCTTATATCCAGTCTTCATGTCGTTCTCCTTTCTTAAGTCTATAGAGTGTTGCTTTGTTCCATGAGTGCCTTAGCAAGGGTATTGATCAGCTGCTCTTGAGCTAGATCCCAATGCTCTGTCGGCTCTCTGCTTGCCCACCCTGCTGCTGCCTCGAGAGGAAACAGAGAGAGGTGCAACAGCTCATGGATGAGTGTCGCAATCACCATGGTGTTATCACCCGGTGGTGGTACAGGTATTCCCATGCAACCGTAGTAGCGTGGGTGTAGGATGCGGATGTGTGACTCTTGATGGTTTGGTTCAAAGTGATTGGAACCGAATGCATCCACGTGGTCCTTTGGTTTGGACCAGTCAATCTTGACTGTCCAAGCCTGTAGTCCAAGGACCTTCTGCCAATGCTTTGCGAGCTTTCTGACCTGTCGAATTTCCATTAGAGCTCCATCAGTTCGAGGTATGGGTGTCCGTCAATGACCACACCACAGGATACCACGGGCTTCTTGAGGAAGTGAGATCCGTAGTTCATGAGTGGGTGGTTACGATCCACGCCGCTTCCAACACTCATACCAAACAGTCGGTTGGTTGGGCCGACGATCCAGTTGATGCTAGCGATGGAGTGGTAGTGACCAATCACAACGCTCTGTAGCCGAAGCTTAGCAGCGTTGAAGGCTGGGTACTGTCCGCTTGCTCCGACGCCGTGGTAGTAGTATACCCCGTCGATCTGAGTGTTGCGTACCCACTCCCATCCATCGGTTCCGTATACATCATTGTATGGCTTGATGTAGTGGTCGGGGATGCCGGCGTCAGCGCTGAGTCGGAACACACGTTCATCGTGGTTACCAATCATGACCTCTGCCTCGGGGTATGCGCGGTGCCACTTCTTGATACCCGCAGTTGCTAGTCGGTACTCTTCTATGGCAGACGGATGCTCGGGGTTCTTCTTGTGGAACGAGATCGACGCATGGTCGACTACGTCACCAATGAACACCGTTCGGTCTGTGTTGTACTTCTTCGCTACCTTCTTCACGAACCCCATGTAGTTAGGGTGAGTGGCGGGGCAGTGAAGGTCTCCGATAACGAGGACACGACTCATCGTCGAGCCTCCCACTTCCAGACATCGGCAATGCTTGGGTTACCGGCATACACATCAATCTCACCACGTCGGTGTGCTTGCTGTGTTTCATTCATATGAGAGATATCATCGAAGGTATAGACCTTTCCGTTTGGTCGGATCAGATCAGTCGGCTTCGTCTTCTTCGCTTCCGCCGAAGCGGGTGTCTGGCTTGTCGGTGTCGTCATTTGTTTCCTTTGAGTTGATATAGATATCGACAGTAACATGCTTGACCTTTGGTGCCTTCTTCTCGGCTAGGTAATAGATCAAGTAGTTAAGTGTTTGGGTATACATGAATGGCGTGGTGCATAGAAAGTTTAACTCTGCCTCAGCCTCACCCACCATAGCTAGGTATACTAACTCTACTGCTCCTTCGATCTCGCCCTCACAGCCGATGACGAAGACCTTCTTCTTACTCATGTCGCCTCCTCTAGTGAAAGAAGTAGAGGCTATCTACCACCTGTTTAATGTCGAGATCCCCCATAGGTGGTAGGGGATCAAGGATAACATTGTATCGTGTTTCCCAATCCAGTTTAAGCTCCTCGAGTAGGGGCTTATCGTGGATGCGAACGAACTGTTCTCTTAGAATTCTATTCATGTCATCGACTCGGGTGGCATGTGTGCCGTAGGAGTCATGGATGAAACAGAACTCGATGATACCGTCTGCTCCCATGCCTTCGATGGTGAAGAACATGTGAGATGCATCAAAAGAGTGGATGATGTTGGGTGGGATACCATTCACTGTTCTTCGTTTATCAACAGCAGACCGATCCATTGCAGGTAGTTGATTCTTTCTGGTTGTACTACCAATACAAGTAACTACCTCAAAGGATTCCACTGGAAAGTATTCTTGCTTGACAAAGAATCCAGTCGGTGATGTCCAGTAGACATGCTTGCCAGTGTCTGCAATCTTACCCGCTGCTTTCTTTAGCCAGTCCTTGAAGAGGTTTGCATTCTGCATCAGCTCATCCTTGGCTGTGCAGATAAGCTTAGATAGTTCTACCGAAGCAATGGATTCATTGACCATGCCCTTGGTAAATCCATCTGCCCTCAGTGCTGCCTTGATACCTTGGTTGGTTACCCCATAGGGATCAGTCATCACGGAACGCTTGACAACTTTACGCCAAGCCTTTGGGCTATCCCACTTGGCCTTGAATAGAACATGCCAGTCAGTATTCGTAAGTAGTGACCAGCATTTGTCTGCTGCTTCCTGATACACATCGTCTGGCTTGGCATCGGGCACGATGTTTACCTTCTTAGCTAGGTGGGAATCCTTAGCCAGTGCCGCCCACCATTGGATGCCGTTGCATGAGCCGTCTACTTGTACTGGAAGTTGAGTCAACCCATCAGTACGCAGCAACTCGAAGACGGCAGCAAGTCGTTGGAA